ATTTTTGATTCGTCCCTGGACTAACGATGACAGATAGTTCCGCCTCCGGACAGTTTTAAGACTTGACGGTCAAAGCCCCTTAAACGGGGGAAAACTTGTAGCCAGCTTCACTCAGAATAGGTATGAACTTGCTAGGACACACGAAGTGTCCAAAAGTAGCAATGATTTCAAAACCATCTTCTGTGTAGATAGCGCCGACCACAGTGGAGCGTGGGTCTAGGACATGAAGTGCAGTAGCATACTTCGTAGCCTGTTCCCGAACCTTTCGATACGCTCCAGGTCTGCCATTAATCGCCTTAGTTTCAATAACAATAGCGAAACGTGGATGAACATAAACCATATCTGGTCTACCAATATTGGGTAATAGAATAGGTTTCTCAAACACGGCAGGTTTTCCTAGCAACTCGATAACTTTCGTCTGCAATTCAGACTCAGTCGTACGAGTGCCAGCTTGGGGTGTGTATTGCTCTTTCCAAGCCTCTACACGGGTGTCGTAGTCATCCTCAAGACCACGAACATGTAATTCGCCCCTAGCGGCTATCATCTTCATCTGCGCACGTCTCTTTTCGAATATCTCCTCGCCATGGAAGAACCATTCTCTAAGAGCACCTTCAATATTCATAGCACTCACATCCTTAGGTGAAACAACCTTGGATTTAACAATAGAATGCAATGATTTGAAGATACTTGACTCATTAAGCATGCCAACATACACGCCCAACCTATCGTCAAATCTATCAGTGCGCTTCAAGAAATCAGCATCAAAACGTGACATAAATGGTACAGGGTCCGACTCTTTATCAGGCATAGTAAACTTCATGTCATTCTTGGCCAAATAATCAGCCATAGACACATGATTGAATCTATCATAGCCAACACGAACACTACCCTTAGCATCATCGCCATAGGTGGCTAATGAGACCAAGTCTCGAAATCGTGCTGGCCTGCCCAAGTCCAAATCCTTGCCAATACGCACCAGATCTTCACTGGGATACACAGACCTAAAAGCCAACCTGTGCAACAATGAATTGACAATACTATTCACATAAACTGTCATGTTCTGGCCTGACGGGTTAGTACCCAAAAATCTCATCAGAGTGCCATTATAAGCCACAAGTGGCGTACACACCTCATGAGCAATGACAAACATACGCTTTACATCTTGTTTGGTATAATTTCCAGACTTGATGGCCAACTTAATCATCACTGCAAATGCAGAAATGGTCAGTTGAGCAGGCATACGTAGGTCGTACTTTGAGTAATCTCCCGCAATGACACGATCATCGCCGAATTTAGACATAAACTGCGAGAGCTCATGCCATTCAGGGCCATGCGCATTAATTCCAACTGCGCACTCTGCTACCAAAGGATTGCAAGACAAAAATCTCCCAATGGGAAGGAAATACTTCCTAATGAGAATTTGTAAGGCAATAGGGGCCGCCTGGAATACACGGACCTTATCTTTGTCCAATTTAGTGGGTTCATCTTTCAAAGAAGACCCAAATATTTGGTTCAGAGACTTGCCTTCGTCTGCCAACTTGTAAAGTCTTTCGACCTCAGCCCACACTTCCGGTGTAAATGTCCTAGGACACATATGCTCCTCTGTAGGTTCCAAGTCAATCAAATGATCTCTCTTGGGACCATTAATGGGATAACCCATAGAGGTGCCAGAAGCTAGGGCGTCGACAAAACGCTTGCCATCAATACCCGAAACGACTTCCACATCATTAAGGGGCCTGATATCCTTTTTCCACAAGGCCGACTGCGACTCAAAAACTTCATCGAGTTCGGCTAAGTAGTCATCGATAGCAACGTCTACTTCCGTAGGATCAAATCCAATGGATGGTTTGGAACACACATCCAAGGAAGCAAACCAAGGTTTCCAGGCACCGGAGTCGATCTTTCCATCGGCTCGGGTTTCCGGATTCTTGAATTTAGGCGCACCCCACTGATTGGGCACACCACAGACCTCTTCCACAAGGTCTGAGATTGGAGTTTTTATCACTTCCGAATGATAGGTACTCCTACCTGTAATTTGCCCATAGACCTCAATATCGCGCTTACCATCTAGAAAGTTGGTGGGGCACTTGTAATGTGGCTGGGCACTAATGGCAATCTTCTTATCACATACAACATCCTCTACGTCCTGGGATTGGGGTCCTGGGACAAAAGTGGCGCTGCGCGTATGAAGAAGGCCAATAGCACGTTCGAGCTCAGGTTTAGTCAGAGACATGCCACAACCACGAGGGGTATCGGCAACGCCTCCAATATGTACACCTACAATTGCACTTTTGGTGTTATCAGTAACAATTGGAGCCATACACATGCCATTGAAAGTATTCATACCGGACACTTGATAGTGTGAACCGGCAAACACTTCAAAACCATTTGACAATGCAGGTACATATTGCCAAAAGAGAGAAGTGGTAAACGACTCATCTTTGGCAGTAAGACCAACCATAGCACAACTCAAAGGCATCTTACACGGTTCATCCATAAAATAACCCAATATGTCCTTCAACGGTGGAGTATTAGGAACATAGATCAAGACAGCATCCTTGTCGGGTAACTTCTCGACCAAACTGGGATTCAATATGAAACGTATAGTATTGCCTCGGAAATTGACTTTGGCTTCGCATGATTCACTTGGTAGCAAGTGTAGTGGCATCATAAGCACATGTGTGCGCAACCACAAAGCGTTTGAAAACTTACTAGCAACTTCAATAGTTGCCAGTGACTTACTCAGGGCATTAATGCCCCTATCAGCCACACTGTAATTCTTATCACTCTTAGGAAGCGTCCACGTACTCTTTGTCCATGGATTGGCCTCATCATCTCTTGCCTTAATGTCCTCGATACTTCTGGGTTGTAACACCCCTTGAATGCTAATCGATTCCTTCAAGGCTTTAACGACTTGGACAACACCATACAGAACAGCGAGCCCGGCGAAAATTCCACATGCGTAATGCACATGTTTCTCTCGCGCGGAAATGAATGCTTGGTGTAATGAGCCACGGCGTCTACTAATCTCTGCTATATACGCATTTTGACGTGCCACATGTAAATTCGAAAGTAATGACATGGTATAGAAACCACCCATCACTATGAAAAACATAAATGGTACAATGCCTAAGAAGAAGCTAGATATGAGGCCGAAAACGAAAAAGCTCAAAATAGATCGATAGGAAGAACGAATATCTTCTTCGATATACTCTGAGCCATGCCATAAGACAAAGGGTCGCATATACGGATGCTCCATGATACAGTCTGGCACCCAAGACGTCCAATACGCGTATGGTGACTTCATAAATAAATCACACGCTTTGTACATCTTATCAACTGCCAGATCCTCAAGCTTAGTTTCGAACGCCAGTTTTTTCAGACTAAAGTCCAAGGACGCTGCCTTAGACTTCTCTGTAATAACTTTAGCGATTCGTTCACCAAACTGAGGTTCTATTTCACAAGAACAAACTTCTATGCTCTCCTGACACTCTTGGCACACAAAATCTTCTTCATTAATGCAACTCGTTAGATCAGAGACTTCATCTCCGTCCGCATCAAAGCGTCCGCAGGTGCAGTCGTGAGCGCAAGCTTCACAATCTTCACAATATTGCACAATGTTGGCAGGTTCGGAAAAGGCATCCACAATCTTACTTTGGGATCCGTGATGTTTCCTTACCTTCCCTACAAGATATGTCATAAACTCAAAGATACTAATATCCCTATGAGTAACGACAAAGTGACTAAAAGTCTTCTTGCAGTGAGAAGAAGCTACGGGTTTCTTAATATCAATCAACCAACAATCATTGACCTGTTTCAACGAACCAAATTTCTCAAGGACCTTCTCTTCATCCAACATGCCGTCGGTTTCGAATTCGGGTCTGACCTTAAGCTCAATATGCATATGAGCCCTCCTCACAACAGACATCGAGTTATATGAACACAAACTTGCGTGCATGTCTTCGACATTTGTCGTAATGGACAAACAACCGGGCTCAATCGTAATTTTGCCCTTATTCGCGATATCTGCCATAACGGCATATTCTCGAATGTTGTTGCAGATCTTGATGATCCAATCGGTAGGACACAGGTCCCAAAATTGCATTTTAGAATTTCCATAATCATCCAACTTAATTCCCGTAATATAGGAACGATAGGTGGACATATGTTTATCCTTTTCATTGATGGTACAAATATACTCCGTAGTACAAGGCATGTGTTTTGCCTTAAGAGTTGTCATCATAGCAATGTCGGCCAACGTCGACTTCCCAACACCCGTGTCTCCGTAGATTTTGAGACAATATGGTGCCATACGAAGCCCTCCGTTGACCCTGACCGCAATATAATCGGCTCGAACTTTGGAAAGATTCTCCCATTTCTGTTGTATGATCTTTTTCTCCACGCCATTGGGCATGGTTTTATACATCAAATGCAACTTCTCAACGAGATCCTCCAATTCCTTGTCAAACTTCTTTTCGGTCTTGTCCATGAACTTCTCCAAATTACCATTACGTACATATTCCCATTCAGTCATCTTTTCAATATAGGCTTCTTCAAGCTTTAGAACTTCAGACGATGAGAAAAGTAACGGCTTAATGGATCCGTTCAAAAAACATTGATAAGCGCCCTCAGCAAAAAAGACCACAGTTTCGATCAATGCATCAATAACATCGACCGCGTTGGTCTGCTTAGCTTGCGCTTCAATAGCAAATAGTTCGAAATTCCCTAAGTTAACCGACTTCTTATCCATGACTCCGAGTGTTACTAATAAAGATAGTACTCGAGAGACCTTGGCGAAAGCCGGCGAATTAACTAATAATCTCCAGTCAACTAATGCCTTGGACATACCATCCAACCACGCGGGGCGGCCGGACGAGTCCTGGGGTGTCATTTCATCAAACAACGACTTAACGATGTTTTGCACCTGAGACATGACGGACTCGGTGCTATGGGTCTTAATGTATAAAGTCAGGACACCCAAAAATCCTTTATAAGTCTGAACTTCAGACAACGCTCCGTAGAGCGCAATGAGACCTTCTATCTTAGATATAGCAACATCAGAT